GTAAACGTGTTTTGTCTGGCGGGGCTGGTTAGGCCCAAGTCACACAGTGCGGGCGTTTAAATCACACTGTTGACTAATGCATCAACCACATCAACTCCTTGCTCGTCCACCTGCTGGGCGGCGGCGAGGCAGTTCACGATTCCGCGGACGTGGCTGCTGATTTCCACTTTGTCGACCAGGGGGATGAACATCCCGAGCTGGTTGAACTTTCCGACGTACTCGTGCTGCTTGGCAACTAACTGTTGCACTAGGAGGTCGACTGCGGCTTGGGAGCGTGCTGTCCACTTGAGGTAGCTGGCTCTGAGCTCTGACTTGTTCTGCTGCGACATCTTGGGTAGTATTACTGGGAATACGGGGCCCTGGCTCAACTACCATTCCATCAACAACAGCCGGAATCTTTACAGCTAACTGTGTTTCAAGAACGGGTCCAAATTGATCCAGGGCTGTTACTTTAGCTACTGACTCATCAAGTAGCAAAAGCTCGCCCTTCCCAATGCCCAAGACATCGGCCATGGTCTGAGTAATCAGATCCCGATCCTTCTGTGGCCAGGCATTTGACATGCGATGTTGTTCCTCCCTTAACAAGCCCTTGGGTTTCAATCCTGTGATTTCAATCACACGCTTGGCCCAAGTGCCAACAATGGGTGTTTTGCTATCGGTTACCCAGTAACCATGTGCTTTGTTGGCTGCAGCCTGTGCGGGTACAACTGCCCTATTAGCTGTTAGGTGTAATTTGCTAATAGTGCGAATAGGGTCCTGGAATGAATCGGAAGAGGTCAACGGATCAACGAAATAACGTCCTAAATAAGGAAACGGCTTTCCATTGTCAAACGTATCGACCTCCAACTTTAACCCCAGGTCAGTCGCAGCTCCAATGAAGTGCTCAATCATGCCCGGTTCATCTTCATCAACCGAGTCATCGCCATACTTTAGGCCCAATTTCTCAAAGGCTTGGGTTGGTGTATAACCCATGCGTCGCATGGCACAGAACTTGACATATGCCCCGATTATAGTGTTGCCATCAGTTGTGATGGGGCTACCACTCCTAGTTCCAAATCCAGGATCGAATTTGAGATTTTCCTTAGTACGGCCCTGTCGGATGAATACGCGATTCAAGAGTCCTAACAACTCCGCGCGGTATTCCTCCGCAGCCCACTGCATATAGCAGGGATAGACAACATACTTCTGCAGAAACTCGGAGATGGTGCCATCAAAACGACTATAGTCGCCACATGCCCATCCATGACCATGCGCTTGCATATCAGCTAGGCGCTTGAGCGTCTTCTTTGGATTTAGGCCCGGTCCGTACCACCGATGTTTCTTCAACACATTCTCTTTGAATGCTAATGTATAGGAACTAAGCATCACCGTTAACTCAGGCGACATTGTTGTTATGTTCCTTGGATCGTTAACTGAGCTATATGGCTCGGCTTTA